GAGCCCGATTACACGGGGACCATCGGGCCCGGCCGGGGGAGAGAGAACAACCACGGCGGCGGGGTCCAACACGACCCGCGCCCCAAAAACGGAACCGGATCCGGGCGCGAGCCGCGACCGCGACCGCGCGCGGCGACGACGGTTCCCCGTCGCCGCGCCGCGCGCCAGGTTGCAGCGGGCGCAGGCGGCGACCAGATGGCAGCACTCCCCGACGCGGGTGTGGTCGTGGTCAGCCAGCGGCGGGACATGGTCGGGGGACTGGGCCCGTGCCCCGCAGTACACACACGGGGTCTCACCCAACCGCAGCACCGCCAGCGCAGCCCGGTAGGCACGCTCCCCGTACGGCCTGGCGGCCACCGCTACCGGCGTCCGGTGCGGGCCCGATAGTCGGCGATGTACAGCCGCCACCGGGCCGCGTGCACCGGGTCGGCATGACGCTTCACAGTCTCTGGCCACCACCGCCCGCGGCCCGTCGGGGTCGGCACCCCGCGCCGGTTCAGTGACCGGGCAACCTCGGACGCGCCGAGCCCCGACGCGCGCAGACGGACGATCTCTGCTCGAGCGTCGACCCGCATCGGCGACGACGGGGCCGCCGCCAGATCCCCGACCAGCTCGGCCGGCAATCGCAGCTGTTCCACAGCAAACAACGTTAGCCATCGTCGTCGCGGCCCCAGTAGGCACACACCAGCACGATCGCCACCGACGCCACCGCCGCCACCCACACGTCAATCACGCGCACGACCCCCGGCCCGGGTACTGCCGGGCGGTCACCGCGCACGTCGGCGGCCGCGGGTCCGGTGTATTGCGGGGTCGGGGGTCGTGCGGGCGCAACGTTAGCGGGATGGACTGCGGTTCGTTTCCGTGGTCAGGCACAACGGGCCATCCGTTCCGGCACGACTAGCACGCCGTCCTGCACCCCGGAACGGCCGAGCCGACGCACCGCGGCGGCGGCCTCGTCTCCGAGCCCCACCATCGCCAGGGGCATGGCGGATCGTTTGCCGGCGTGCGTCGGATGGGTGAAGGCGAAATCCCGACAATGCCAGACCACGTCAGCGACGCGGACCAGATCGCACCACCACCGGCCGTTTGCCACCGGGCCTAGGAACACCCCGCGCCCGTGCTGGCGGAACCGGTCGGCCCACGCGGTCGACTGACTGAACGGTGGGTTGAGCCAGACCAGCCCCGACCACGGTTGTGCGAGCCCATTCTCGAGCCGGGTGAGCTTGACCGCGGCGGGCACGCAATCGCCACCGGCAACCGGTGACGCGGGGTCGGTGTCGAACGTCAGGCCGAGCCCCTCGAACACCCACCGCGGGGTGTATCGCTCGTCGCTCTCGCGTTCCTGTTCCGGCCACGGGATGAGCTGGCCATTGAACTGCGGTTCGTCAGCCATCCTTGGGTTCCGTTCCCAGCGTCCAGTCCGGTCGACCCCGGTCACGGGTCCAGTCGTGGCACGCGCCGCAGTACCCCTCGGCCGCGTCGGTCGGGTGATGCGAGACCGCGCCGCACCGCGGGCAGATGAACTGCGGTTCCATTCGGTCACTCGACATGGGCCACGTCCATTCTGTCGAAGTCGAGCACGCCCTGGGCGAGCCGAGTGGCAGCGACCTCGCACCATCGTTCGTTCAGCTCGATCCCGATGGCGCGCCGGCCGGTGTACTTGGCAGCGGCGACGAACGACCCGGAGCCCATGAACGGGTCGACGATCCACTCGTCGTCATCGGGTGTGGCGCGCCGTACGAGCCACTCGGAGATCGACCGCGGTTTCGGTGCGGGGTGACCGCTGGCGATCCGCTCGAGCGATGCGTGGACGAACCCGGCCATGTTGTGGACGAGTAGGTCGGGCCGGCGTCCGAGCCCACGCGCCAGGAACGGGTCGCGCCCGTAGCACAGGATCGGTTGCCAGCCGTTGAACCCCCACGAGCACGACGAGCCGTTGCCGCCGGGTGCGTGGACCCACGCCATCGTGTGATCCGGGCGCGGGTACGAGTACATGTTGCGGATGCCCGGTGTGATCATCACCGCCGGGGCGCGGCGCATGACTGGGACGAGGTGGGTGGCGATCTTGTGGACGAGTAGTTCGTCGTCGTTGATGCCCGCGCCGTAGTCCTTGCCGACCCCGTACGGGGGGTCGGTGACGACGGCGGCGACGAGGGGTACGACCTCGGCGGTCAGCTCGAACGCGTCGGCGTGGTAGATCCGGGTCCGGTCGTCGGCGTAGTACGGGGTCGGCAGGCAATCGAACTGCCCACCATCACCGGACATCCCACGACCCGCCGTTCATTCCGACCGGCGCGTAGTAGTCGTCCCACGTGGCGCCGTCGGGCACCGGATCCACCGTGATGGTCATAGGAAATTCTGCGCCGTCGTGCGCGGCACCGCGCGGGACCGCGTCAGTAGATGTATTCACAGTGGGTCTTCTATGGGTCTTGTCCCCGCACGGGGGTGCGGGGTTCTTGGTCGTCACGTGCGGGGTTGTGGATATCTCCGGGGCCGTGAACCCCGCACGACGGTGCGGGGTTGTGGATTCCGGCAGGGCCAGCCGATACCGGGCCCGGACCCCGGCACCGTCGGCCCGTCGGCCACCGGTCTGGCCCGACACCGGGAGCAGTAGGCGGAGCTTCACCAGCTCGGCGCGGGCCTGTTCCACGAACCGGCGACTGCGGCCCATCCGCGTCATGAGGGTGTCGACGGTGGGCCACACGGTTCCCTGTTCGTTGGCGTAGTGGGCCAGCGCGTCGACCAGGTGGCGGGCGCCGGGGGACAGCTCGAGCTCGAGCTCCACGAGCACGATGCGCGCCCATTTCGACGCGTGCAGCTCGGCGCTCATTTCTGGGCCTCGTACTCCGCCACCGCGACGCGGTAGGCCTCGGCGGCGAAGATCTCGGCCCGCTCGCATTCGTGGAGCTGGCGGTAGATGTCCTCGCGGGCGGTCTTGGCGTCGTGCCAGCGGCGGCGGCACCGCTCGATCTCGTCGGCCAGCTGCTGGCGTAGGTGGGCCCGTTCTACCTCGACGGGGTCAGGCTCCACGTCCCACGGCCGTTTCACGATGCACCCGGTCCGGTGTGAGACCGGTTGTGTAGGGTGGGCTTCATCGGCAGTCCTCTCGTACAGGGTTGTCGGTACACCGGCCGGGGGTTGGCGCCCTGGGCCGAAGACCGCAGGTTACGGCCCTGGTGGCGGCCCGTTGGGGATCCGCCACCAGGGCCGGCCTCGTTGGATCGCCGGGTTGACGTAACCATTGTTATAGGCGACCTGGTAGATCGGCATGCTTGCGCGCGCAGGCGTTTACGCGAACGAACATAACGAGAGCGGTGTGACGTCCCTGCGTGGCGCGACTCTCCCTAGCTAGACGCTCGCGGGGTCTCGGCGGGCGGCGGTCGGTGGGGCGACGTCGACCGGCCCCGACGACACGGTGATCTCGGCTGACACCCCTCGGCCCCGTGTTGACGGGGGCGGTGTCAGACACCCCTTACGAGGGGACATCGTTGCACGGTCACAACCGGGTGTCACGAACAACACCGACGTAATTCACGAATGCGGAAACGGTTCCCGCAGTTTCGTTAGTCCTGGTCAGGGTCGATGCGGCGGCGCCAGTGGTCGGCGACGAGGCGGGTCAGGCGCACCGTCAGCACGGCCCCGGCGACCAGGCCCACGACGAACGCCCCGGCCAGCGTCGTCGCTTCGGCCGTGGGCACGACGGCGCCTAGAACACGACGACGAGCAGCAGGATCACGGCGGCGATGAGGGCGCCGAGCAGCACGTACCACAACGGGGTCACGGCCAGCCGTCCGACCCTTGCGCGGCCAGGCTCGAGATGACGTCGTAGTTGCGGGCGTCCAACCAGACGGCGGGCCCGTAGGCGTTTTCGAACACGGCGGCTTCCTCGTCGGTGCGGGCCAGCTTGCGCCAGCCGGCGCCGAGCAGCACGGCGGGCCGGTCAGGGTCGCCGGGACAGGTGAACAGGCGCACGGTGTCAACCTCCAGATCGAACGGTGGGAGTGGGGGAGCGGTGGCCCGGGCGCGGCACTCGGCGCGCAACGCGGCGAGATCCCACGTCCCCGAGCTGGTCACGGCCGGCGGCGACCACGACCCCTGCACGGCGGCCGCGGTGGCCGGGTCGATCTTGCGGGACGGGGCCCACACCTGGTGGGTGACCACGTTGTCCGGGGTGAACCCGTACGCGGCGGCGCAGGCCGTCGACACCGTGAACGCGGCGTCGATCATCGCCGTCGGGAACGTCTGGCCGGTGCCGTTGTTCGACAGCTCGACCCCGATCACCCGGGCGTTGGCCCCGTCGAGCGGGATCGTGCGGCCGTCGGGCAGCTCGTGGGGGCCGCCTTTGCCGTTGGTGTTCGTCGCCCCTGCCGCGCAGACGTAGACGACGGCGTCACGGCCAATCACCAGGTTGCACACCGGCGCATCCGGTGAGCCCCACGTGCAGTAGTGCGCGTCGGCGGCGCCGTCACCGCCCGACGCGGTGTGATGCCAAACCACGGCCCACGGGTCCCCGTCGTAGCCGCCCGAACCGCGGGCCCGCGTCGACCAGCCGTCGAGCTCGACCACCGCGCAGCCGGCCCGGCGCAGCACGTCGGCCAGATCGGTCAGGTAGCGGCTACCCACCGCGGACCCATCCCTCGCGCTGGCCGCGGGCCAACAGGCGGCCCATGATGGCCACCAGCAGGGCGCGCCGTTCCTCCACCTGGTCGTCCCAGTCGTCGGGCTCGAGCCCGCGGTCGCGGCGGATCGCGTGTAGCAGGCGGGCCACCTGCTCCGGGTCCGGTGGCGCCGTGTCGTAGGCGTCATCGGCGGTCGAGTCGCCGAACGTCACGACGGCGGATCCTGCGGCCAGTGGGCTTGCACTGACGACAGGATCGCGGCGTCGGTGATCACCGCCGGGTCCCCGCCCGGGTTCGGATTCTCGGCGATGACGGCGGATTCGTAGGCGGCTTCGGTGTCGACGGCCACCGGATACGCGAACCGGGTCCAGATGTCGGCGCCCCCGTCGAGCACGTCCTGGCCGAACGTCGTGTCCCCGTAGGTCGGGTTGTTCAGGGCTTCTTTGTGGACGGCGCCGAGCACCCGGTCATGCAACGCGGGGTCCTGGGCGGCCTGGGTGATCGTCGTGTACGACATGGGGGACTCCTTACGGGGCGGGGAACGCGGTGATGTCGAGATAGTTGAGCGACGCGTCGCCGAGCGCGGCGACGGCGGCGGTCCCGGAGATCGCGGTCAGCTTCACGGCGTAGTTGGATCCCGACGCCCCGGCGGCTTGGAACGCGCCGGTGCTGAACGCCACCGACACCCCGTTGGGATGGCCGGCGGTGTCACGGACCCGGGCCCGGCGCATCAGCACCGCGCCGGGCCCGTACAGGTTGACGTCGACGTCGGCACCGGCGGACAGCAGCATCGTCACGGCGATGCTGAGCACCTGCACATGGTCTTTCGTCGGGACGGTGACGTTGCCGACGGCGAACGCGCCGACGGTGTCGATGGTCTGCGACGCGAACGTCAGCGGGGTGGTCTGCCGGTTGACGGCCCGCAGCTTCTGGACGACCCCGTCGGTGACCACCACGTACGACGAGATCTGTTGCGGCCAGTCGGAACGGATCGGCGACCCGGGGGCGGGGACGTTGAGGAACGGCCCGATGGTGATCGGCGGTGAAGCCACGATGTCTCCTTAGGCGCGCCACACGGCGAGCAGGTTGGGGTCGTCCCACGTCCACGCGGTCTTGTCCCACAGCTCGACGGTGGCGAACGCCACCGCCGGGGTGGTGCCGAGCTGCACTGTCCACGTGTCCCGGGTCCAGTGGTGACGGATCGTGGTCACCACCAGGGTGACGTCGTACAGCTCGAAGTCGTCGCCGGGGGCGATCCAACGGTCCTCGTGCAGGAACCGGACCCAGTCGCCGATGCGCCGGTCGAGCACCTGGTGCCAGTAGTCGAACCGGGTGTCGTGCAGATGCACGTCGACGTTGCCGATGGCCAGGCGGGCGTCGGCGCGGGCCGCGGCGACCTGGGCGACGAGGGCGTCCCCTTCGGCCTGGGTGGTCCACAGATCGACGTCGGGCCGGGTGTACACGATCGACGGGTCGACATCCGGGTTCGACTTGCCGGCGGCCAGGCCGGCCTGGTTCGTCAACAGCACCCGGCCGGCCAGGTAGACGTCGAGATCGGCGGCGACCATGTCCCAGCCGACGACGTCCGCGTCGCACACGTTGTCGGAGATCGTCGGCACCGTCGTCTGGTCGGGGCGACCCCCACGCCAGCGCCGGTCCCGCACGACCAGGGTGTCATCGACGTCGGCGTGGACGATGCCCCCGTCGGACCAGGCGGCCCGGCGCAGCTCGTCCAACGGGCCGACATCGGACGCGGCGGGGACGGTGAGGCGGTTGTCGCCCAGGTCGGAACGGACCGGGTCGGTGTAGGACGGGTTGGCGGCCAGGATCTTGGTGACCCGTTGCCAGAGCAGATCGCCGGCGGTGCCGGCGGTCCAGTCCCGGCCCAACGGGGCCGCCAGGTTGCCGATCGACGCGTACGCTTCGACGGTGACGTCAGGGGTCAGGAACGCGTCACGCCACGACGCGATCCGCCCGCTGAACAGCCACCAGTCGGCGCCGGCCTCGTCGTGCCACCAGATGCACACCCGGCGCCCCGGCCCCCAATAGATCAGGCGGCCATCCGCGGTGCGGGCCCGGTAGCGGCCGTCGCCGGGGTCGCGCAACACCAGCCGGGCGTACGGGGTCCGGTAGAAGTCGTGGCCATCGGGTTCGCCGGTGACCAGTTCCATCGACACCAGGTCACAGAACGCGTCGGTGAACCCGGCCGCGATGAACGGGGCGTCCCACACCCGTTCCGGGGTGCTGTCGTCCCAGGTCACATCGGGGTTGGCGTCGTCCCACACGTACGCCGCGGTCGGTAGCCGCTCGAGGGCGACGACGAGCTGCCCATGCCCGGCCCACCAGCCGGGGCGGCCGGGGTGGTCCTCGAGCGTCACCGCCGGGACCGGTCGATCGGTGACGCGCCCCATTCAGGGGCCCCCGTAGGCGCCGGAACGGATCTGGTTCAGCGCGGCGGTCAGGTAGATCGTGCCGATCCCCCGTTGGATCTCGCGGTTCATCGCCGCGTACTCCGACGCGGTCGGCGGGTGCAGATCAACTTGGGCCCGCGCCGCGTTCGTCTCCAGGCGGTGGTTGACCTCTTGCACGACGGCGTCGACGTCGCCGTTGTCGATCCGCTCGAGCAGGCTGCGGACTTCGATCGGGGTGTACCCGGCGTACTCGGCGACGTCGGCGATGGCGGTGCGGATGTCGCGGATGTGCTGGTCGGTCAGGTCGGCCCCGTTGCGCACCCAGAACAGGGCGTCTTCCATGACGACCCGGAAATCGGCGGCGGCCTGATCCATGTCCAGGGACCGGTTGATCTTGTCGAACGCGTCGGCGGTCAGTTTCGCTTTGTTCTGGATCCGGTCCTGGGCGGTCCAGTTGTCGTCCAGTTCCTCGGTGTTGTCCTCCACCGCGTCGGTGACCTTCTCGGTAGCCCGGCCCCAGTCGGGCATGGCTTTGGACACGGCGGTCACCGCGGTCTCGGTCTTGCCGATCTCGATCTGGGCGTCCCCGTACGCTTCGCGGGCCTTGACGATGGTGTCGGTCGTCGCGGCGGTCTTGGCGGCGGCGTCCTCTTCGGACAGGCCGGCGTCGCGGAACGCCGCATTGACCCCGATCAGGGCCTGCTCGAGGCGGGGGATCTCGTCGGCCTGCCCGGTGATGTACAGGGCGGTGTCACGCAACGACAGGCCCAACGCTTCGGCGGCGGTCTTGGCTTTGGGAAACGACTCGATGAACTGCTCCGCCCAGGCGCGGGCGTCCTGGTCGTCAAGCGCGTCGTTCAGCTTCTTGACCGATGTGATCGTCGCCTCGGCGGCTTCTTTGGCTTTCTTCTGGCGGTCCGTCCAGATCGCCCAGCCAGCCGCGGCGCCGGCCACGACGATGCCGAGCGCCCCCATCGCCCCGGCGACCTGGCCGGCGGTCTGTTGGGACGCGCCGAGCTTCGACGCGACATCGGACGCGATATCGCCGAGCCCGTCGAACACCCCAGCGAAATCGGACGCCGCGGACGATGCTTCGCCGAGCGGGCCGGTCAGATCGGCGATCGCGTTGCCGCGGGTCTGCAACCCGCCGCCGCCGTCACCGCCGACCCGGTCGAGCTGCCGGGCGGTCGTCTCGGCTTTCTCGCCGGTCTGGTCGAGATCGTCACGCAACGCCTTGAGCGCGCCTTTGGCGTCATCGATGCGGGCCCGTAGCACGATCTCGGTGTCCTGGCGGGACAACGTCTCGGCGGCGGCGGTGACGTCGGCGATCCCCGCTTTCGCGGTGTCGGTGTCGGCGGCGACGACGATCTCGGGGGTCAGGTCCTCGAGCTGCTCGGCTTCGTCGGCGACGTCCTCGAGGACCTTCGAGGCGTCGTCGTCGGCGGTGATGTCAATCCGGATCTGTTCGTCAGCCATCGCTCACCGTCCGATCGCGGTGTGGACGTCGTCGCGGAAGATCTCCGGCACCACCTGGGCGGCCCGTTTCTGCACGGCCCGCCAGGCGCCCCGGCCGCGGGTGCCGGGGTGGCGTACCGTGAGGCGGGATTTGGGGCCGCGCTTGCGGCGGCGGATCGCGTGGGCTTTCGTGCCGGTGTTGACCCACACCCAGCCGGCCACGTTGACACCCTGCACCCGGCAGGTGGCCCCGGTGCCGGTCGAGCGGATGTCGTCGGTGGCGCGCAACGTCATCCCCCGCCGCTTGTGCCCCTTGAGCGGGCTACCGGCCCGCGTCCCTTCGGTGCTGGCCACCTTCTTGGCGGCTTTGGCGGCGGCGATCATCGATGACATCGGCAACCGCTCGAGACGCACGGCGAGGGCGTGCAGGTTGGCGGACGCGGTACCGGGCACGATCAGGGCAGGGCGACGGGGGCGACGATGTCAGGCTTGGACACGGCCGGCCACGACGCGCTGGTGGCGGACGCGGATCCGTCACCGAACGTCGCCCCGAACCCGCCCGACGCGGCGTAGAACTGGCCGGTCATCGTCACCGTCGGATCGTCCTTGTTCGGCAGCACCTCGGCCCACACCGGCAGGCCGTCGTTGGCCCACGCGAACTGCGACAGGGACTCGTCGGCGGGTTTCGTCCAGTCCTGCAGCCAGTCGAGCTCGAGGTTGTAGCCGGTCAGGCCGGGGGACTGGGTGGCGCCCGCGCAGCCGGTCGCCGGGATGGTCGAGTAGGTCGGCTGCGGCACCAGTTCGGCCCGGGTCAGCTGACACTCCACGGCCGTGCCGGCGGTCAACCCGGCTTCGGTGGTTGCCAGCTTGACGGTCGGCTGGTTCCAGATCATCGCGGTACGGGGCATGACGGGGCGCTCCTTAGCAGTCGGGGTTGGGGATCGACACGGGCAGGGTGACGGTGTAGGCGGGACAGGCCACCGGGTCACCGTCGGCGGTGCGCGCCCCCAGCTCGTACGGTTCGGCGGTGAACGGGACGGACCAGCCGACGACGCGCAGCACCGCCTCGAGGACGTCCTCGAGGGCGGCCAGGGCGTGGGTGTCGCCGGGCGGTGGCACCACGACCCGCACCGGCAGTTCACAACGCACCGCGCCGACCCCCTCGGGGGCCAGGTGCCGGGTGACCATGTCGACCAGCACGAACGGCGGCACGTTGGCCGGGTCCAACGTCACCGCCGGGATCCCTGCCGCGGTCAGCTTCCCGGCGACGTCGACCCGGGCGTCGTGAAACGCGCTCATCGGCGTAGCGGATTGATCGTCGGGGGGAACAGGATCTCGCGGCGCCGCGCGGCGGCCTGCGCATACGTCAGCGGGGTGTCGACCCGGCCGCGGCCGATCCCCAACAGCTGCCGGATCCGCGGTGACGTCCCCGACACCGGCAGGGCGCCGAGATCGGCGAACGACGCGAACGAGTCCGTCGACTGACGTTCACGCCACAACGCCACCGCGTACAGGGTGGTCCCGAACCCGACGTCACCTGACGGGGCCGGCGCCCCGTCGGCGGAGTCGTCGCTGTAGCCGGCCTCGAGGCGGCGCCGGAACGCCCACTCGTTCGCCGCGTCGCACACCGTGTCGGCGAGCGGGTCGCCGACGAACGGCACCGTCGGGCCGAGCGCGGCCTGCACCGCGGCCGGGTCGGTCCACCCGACGGTCACGACGCTGGCTGGGTGGTCTTGACCAGGGCGCCGGGGTACTGCACGCCGAGCGCCCCGTAGCCGTACACGGCCACGTCGAGCCCGAGCTGGCCCACATTGATCGCTCGCAGGCTGAACGGGGTGCCGGGGATGTCGTACCACGTCGCCGCGTTCCTGAGCCCGAGCAGATACGTCCGGGCCGGCAGACCCGGCGAGTAGAACACCGACAGGCCACCCATCTCGGCCGTCGGGAGCATGTCGCCGAACGACACCGACCCGGACCAGAACGCGGGCCCGTTGTTCTGGGTGACCCCGATCAGGCCGGCCCACACGTCCCACGACACGGCCAGGAACAGGCCACCGGCCGGCACCAGCGCCGGGTTGAGCGCCGACACCAGCTTGCCGACGACCCCGACGAACGTGTCGCCGACCACCGTCGGCACGTTCGTCGCCGCGGCGAGCAGCGCCGTCGCGGCGTAGGTGTTGATCGTGTCGGCGTAGTCGACCCCGGCGGCCCGGATGTAGTCCTCCACGAACGACGGCGATCCGAAATCCAGCAGCTGCTGGCTGAGATCGTTGCCGGTCGCCCACGTCTGCACCGGCACCCCGGTCTGTCCGATCTCGAGGGCGGTGGAGTTGATCGGGACCTTCTCGGCGGCCTGCAGGGCGACCTGCGGGGTCGAGATCCACCGGTTGAAGTACTTGATCGGGTAGTCGCCCCGCTCGAGATCACCCTGGCGGATCGCGTCGACCAGCGGCGACCCGTGCGAGACGATGTCGACCAGTTCCTTCTGATAGGCGGGCCGGTAGCCGGCGCCGACGTTGGTGGTCCCGGTGGCCAGGGTGACGTCGGTCAGCGCGGCATTGATCGACGGGGCGACCCGGGCGCCCGGTGACGTCACGATCTGGTTGATCAGGCGGGCGGTGCCCATGTCGCCGGATGCCTGCGCGGCGCAGATCAGGCCGGCCAGGTCACGCATCCCGACCCCGGCGTAGGGGTGCGGCTGACGGACCCGGGCGACGCCGCGGCCGGCGGAGATCGGCACCAGTTCCGGCTGGACGTAGGTCTCGACCGGCCGCTCGTCGGGTTCGATGTCCGGGTTCGGTTCCGCGTCGGGGTCGACCGGCGGGGCGTCCGGGTCTTCCGGAGAAACGAGCGCGGGCAGGGTGTCGGGTGGCATGGCAGGGTCCTCCGGGTTGGTGGCGGTGACGGTGGCGACGCGGGCCGCGTCATAGGCACCGATGGTCAGCAGGCTCAGCTCGCGCCACACGGCGGCCAGCACGTGCAACACACCGGCGTCGTCGTAGTGGTAGTCGGTCGGTTCGGCCCCGACGCTGAACATCGGCAGCGCGCCGTCGGCGGCCAGCAGCAGCGCCTCGTCGGCGGCCTGCACGCCAACCGTCAGCCGACCGGTGGCCTCGAGGGCG